GCCCCAAGTGCCCGGATAGCAGGAGAACGGATCGCGGATCTCCGCTGTCGGATACGGATGGCCGTTCGGCCCTATCGTCTCCTTCACCACCCAGACAGCGAACCCGTAGCCGGGAAGCCAGCGTCCGACCTGCGGCAGTTGCAGTTGAAGATGCTGCAGCCGGTCGTAAAGCTGGACGATCCTCTCCCGTTTGCCGGCACGTCTCTGCGCGTTTTCCTTGTGGGTGGTCGGAGGTGGAAGGATCTTGATGGTCGGCATCCTGCCGATCTTCTGGGCGAGACGGGTCAGACCGGACAGGACAAGGTTCGGCGCCGGAACGTCCGTGCCGAACATCTTGGCCCTGTCACCGAGCAGAGCCCGCATACCTTCGCTGCCACCGTTGAGCAGACCACGGATCCGCCCCCTGTCAGGCAACGCATCCTGGTTCAGACCTTGCAGACGGTTGACACGACGGGTCACCTCGTCCGTGTCAAGCATTGAAGCGAGCGCGGTTACCAAGGTAGCTCCTCTATCGCCACCAGATCATATCCCGGGTAGGAAGGATCATACTCGCGTTCGATCTCAGCTTCCCATTCTTTCCGTTGCCGTCGGATGGTCCGCGCCCACGGGAACCACGATGCCATGAGGATATCAGACTTGTAGCCGGTGCGGGCGTGACGGGACTTGGTGGCAGCGTTGGACGAGAAGTAGATGAGTTGCCGGCGGTACAGGGCCATCTTCTCTATCGTCTCAGGGGAACCCCACGGCACGTCGATCTGACCGTCACGGAACAGTTCGGACATGGCCCCCACCCCGTAGTAGGGATCCCATTTGTTCTGTGCAGTTGTCTCATGCCCCTGCAACACAACTTCGTTGCGTTTCGCCCATTCCCGAATCGTCTCCGACTGTCGGATGGCCTTCTGCCATCCGACCTCCTCGATGTCCCAGTGTCGGCAGTCGTAGAGGGCCAGCCAGTCCTTGAACTGCTCATGCGCTGCTTGCAGCCCGCCGCCCCGATGGTTCTCGTAGTCCACAACGTACATCTTGAACGGATGGTAGGTGACCGCCCACAGGAACGACGCCTGATAGCCGGTGTCGGCTGGGTCCAAGCCGGCGTACAGAAGCACCGGGGCTTTCTCCCCATCCTCGTCTTTCACATCCGAAGGAATGTCCCCGAGCACCCGCAGCGTCTTGGCCTGGTCGAACTCTTCGGGCTGGAAGATGCGAAGCCCTTCCGGCAGGTCGACGTTCAAGTACATCAACTCGAACAGCGCACGGTTGGGCGAGGACCGCTGCTGCAACATCAGCCAGGAGTACGGGTTCAGTTCGGGAAACAACATGCAGTCCACATGCGCCTGCTCGTTGGACGGGTCGGTGGGACATTCGAGCGAATGGGCTGTTTCCACGACTGTCTCCCACGAGTCGTTCTCTAACAGGTTGCCGGCAAGATCGTCAGGGTGGACCCGGTTGGAGATGAACACGATGCCGGTGTGCTTCATCTTGCGGGACATGACAGTGACCGTCCACCAGTCTTTCGTCCCCTGCCGGGAGCCTTCCTGCAAGGTGGACGGCTGATCTTCCAGGTCGTCCACGATGATCAGATCGCAGTCCCGGGATCGGATGCTGCCCCGGGCACCCCGGCCGATGGCGACCATGTTCGGGCTTTTGATGCCGGTCGCAGTCCGCAAGGCAACAGTGAACGCAGAACGAGCCCACATGGCCCCTGCCGATCTTTGAGGCTTGAACGATCCGCCCGGCCCGCAGAGATCTTCGGTCAGAGCATCGTTGTTCTCCAACTCGTCCATGATCGACAGCAGCCAGGTTTCCGCCAACCGCTGATGGCCGGCCACCCACATGATGCGGATGTTCGGATCCCGGCAGATCAGCCAGATGCAGACATGGCGCATCAGGTCCGTTTTGCCGTGTCTCGGCGGGCTGAGGATCAACTGCTGTCCGCCGGTGAAGATCGCCTTGATGACCGCGACCACCCACCGGCGGTGAAAGTCCTTGGTCAGATACGGCTCGCCCTTCTCGGTGAGAAAGTAGCGGTCACGGAAGGCGATGAACGCTTCGACCAGCGCATCCAGCCCCTTCTGGTGGTCCTTGCCCGCCTCCGGTGGCGGCAGAAGCTCGAGGGGCGGGCCGAGCACCCGGCGCAGCAGTTCTCGATCCGGCGCCCAGCCGCCCCGGGCGGTCGCCTGATCGTAGATCTCCTTGAACGCTGCTACCGCATTGGAGACTGCGGACGGTGACGAGCCGATAGCGGCAGCAGCCCCGGACACGGTGATCTGCCCGGCAAGGATCTGCCCGAACAGGTCTTGCTCCAACAGGCGTTGGAACACGATGCCCCTGCGTCCCCGAGTGGAGTGGGGGGCACTACCCCTAGCGCCAAGAGCGTCCAGGTGGGAGGCGACCGTGGCTACCTGCTCGAGACTGCGCTGCACCCGGTCGGATTGGATGCCCGACACTTTGCGCCGCCGCCACTTCATCTTCTCAGCGCACTGTTGCGAACAGTAGAGCCGCCGGCTTCCGGTGAGTGTGGCGTTGCAGACAGCGCAGTAGGCCTTAGAAGACCCTTTCACGATTGTCCCATGCTATGATACTCCCATGTCCAAACACTACTACACCAGCCCGAACCGGAGGGTCGGCCCCGGAGTCGGCCATCCCAACATCATCGAAGACGAGCCTCTGCTCGCCCAGCTTCCCTGCACGGTCGTAGACATAGCCGGCTTCTTCGGCTGCTCACGCTCCGCAGCCTACTACCGGCTCCGCGCCCTTGAAGCTGAGGGCACTGTGACCCGGGAACCGTCCGGCCAGCGGTTCGACCTGTGGAACCGGGCATGACCGCCGACGACGCCTGGGCTTACACGACCGGAGGCGACTGGCAGCACTGTCCCCTCTGCTGCAGCTACTACACCGGCCTGCACCAATGTCCCACCGACCCGTCAACCGTCAACCACATTCTCACCGCACTCCACCATGTCGACGCCAAGATCGACCAGATCCTTGACCGGCTCGAAGCCCAATACCCCACCCGCATCCGACTCGCCCGGGAGACTGCCACCAAGGAAGGAGACGCTGATGGCTGACACCTACTTCAAGCGATGCTCTGAGGCAGTCGAGGAAGCCAACGGGGAGGGCTACTGGTGCCGCTGCCACGGATGCGACCCGTACCTGCCTGTGCCTGTGGGGGCGCTGCTCATCGAAGACACGGAGGCGGCGGTGGAACGGATGGTGGGGTGCTTGCCGAGGGTGCTTGCTGAGGCGTGGAACGCTCGGTGGTGGGCGGAAGAACTGCTTCGTGCTGCTGTCGGGGAAGGAGAGAGACTGTGAGCGCAGACAACTTCTATGTAGTGCACGGCAACAAGGTCTGGTGCGGATTCCTGTCCGACCAGCCCGCCCGCTGGCGCAACGCACGGGACGAACTCCGCTGGTACAGAAGACTGCTGCGAAGCCGCCCCGTGTTCGTCGGAGCCGACCGGGCCGAAGCGGAACAGTGGGCGCACACCGAATATGCCGAGTACGGGGTGTTCGCCCTTCCACCAGGACTCGAGAAAGAAGAACCACTGTGAAGAACAGACTGCCCAGCAAACGCCGGCTCGTCAAGGTTCTGCAACTGCAGGCTGCAGGGCTCATCACCGCAGCCGGAGCGCGGAAGATGCTCGGCCTGCCCGTCGAAATCACCCCATGACCACCGAGCGGACAACAGGTCTTCTCACACCGCTAGAAACAGCAATCGCCGCCGTCGTGCTTCAGGCCAGCGTACCCGACGACGAGACGGCAGATTGGGTAGATCACGCCCACGCGCACGACGCGGCCCGCAGGATCACGCGCCTGTTCCTAGAGGGGCCGCTCCACGAGGGCATGGTCGATGCGATGGTCGAGGAGTTGCGCGACACCTTCGGGAGAGTCGATGACTGGGTGCTCACGACAGGTTTGTTGACTGCTGCTATCGGGGAAGGAGAATCGCTGTGAGACAACGGCACCGCAAACTGACAGAAGCAGAACTGACAGAAGCGATCCGCGCCCTGCTGGTCTCGCTGGCCTACCCGCCCGCCTACGGATACTGCGAAGTGCCCGTGCTCACAGTAGCCGAATGGGGGGGGTCGGGTTATCCGTTGGACGGCTGGGGCAAAGGCTTCAACGCCGAAGTGTTCATCGGCAAGGCAGAACGGGGCACCACCCCCGAAACCTACGGGCACAACGAGGCTGATGCCATCGTGCGGCTACTCCACCGAATGACCGCCCGAGACACGGAGCACTACGATGACTGACATTTGCATAAACCCGACCGCCGACCCGTTCATCCGCCGGCTCCAATGCCTGGCGATAGCCCAAGTCTACTCTCCTGAAGAACCCTTCATCAGCCTCTGCAGGACGGCCGAACGCATCTACCTGTGGGCTAGCCAAACTAGTCACACTGAGACTACAGACCCGCCA